GCCGCGCAGGCCGGACAGGCGCCGGCGTACGGCTACGTGCAAGAAACGCTCGGCCGGCACGCGCTTGATGTCCTGGTTGTTGAACCAGGCGCCGGCGCCGGGATGGGTCTTGTGGACGTAGTAGGCGCGAGGCGCGCCCCAGGCATCGCGCTCGATGCCGGCCTGAACGTTGGGTTCGATGCGCTCGTAGTCGAGCGGCACCACGTCGGCCTCGAGCAGCTCGATCGACAGCGGGACGGCGCTGCCGTGCTTGATCAGTGTGCCGCCTTCGACCAGCTGCGCGAATACCTCGCCGTCACGCAGCCAGGAGCGGCACGCCAGCTCCTGGGCCTGCACCCAGTTCATTGTCCGGGTGACCTCAGGCGACTTGCTGAATTCGCGCCAGAGGTTGAGCAGCGAACGGGCGAAGTCGTCGTCGATGTCATCGAACCTGTCGCCGGACGTGCCGACGCGGGGCGTGGGCTCGATGCTGATGCCGTTCGGGCCGATGATGTTGCGCACCAGCGTGGACAGGGCGCCATCGACCAGGTCGTAGTTGCGCTCCAGGTCCCGGATCGTGGCTCGGACAGTTGCGGCGTCGCGAGCGACCTGGCGCTCGCCGGTGCTGTTGTCGCGGGACTTCTTGCGGCGCCGGGTGGACCGGCCGCCCTCGTAGAGGGCCAGCACGCTGCGAGCCAGCATGCGCTTGGCAGCGTAGCGCGGCGCGAGTACGGCCAGGCCGCGATCGAGCAGGTTCATGCGCAGGTGCGGCGTCGGCTTGGTCGGACCGTTCACTTCGAGAACACCGCGGTCCGGTAGCGCAGGCTGCCGCGGCTGGGCGGCACGCCGTTCTCAGCGGCCAGCTCGGCCTTCAGTTCCTTGATGGCTTTGCGGATCTCGATGAGTTCCGCTTCCTGCCGGCGGCGCTGGTCGAACTGCACGCTGAAGCCACGCGTGAGAATGCGCGCTTCCGCGGCGAGGTAGTTGTCCAGGCGCTGCTGAGTGTCCGACATGGACAAGGAACATATAGCTCCTTCTGTCCACAGTCAGGGGCAACCGTGGACTATTTTCAACCGGACTTGGCTCGCTTGGCCGATCGGTTGGGATGGTGCTTGTACGCCGCAGATCGACTGATCCGGTGCTTGGACGTGATTTCCTGCAACGACATCCCCTTCCGCCAGTCCTCTGTAATCGCGGCGACATCGAGGGGTGTCGTGGCGCGGTAGGTCACGCGCATGCCGGCCAGCACGTCCATTTGCACCGTGCAGAGCGCATCCGCCATCTGCAGCGCCTGGTGCGGCGGGAGGTCCTGGACGGCCTGACGGATGTTCTCGGCGAACGCCTTGCGCAGGGGTTCGATCAGGTCTTCGGCTTTGGCATCGTCTCGCATGGGATCCTCCAGGACTATTTGCTATCCACCCAGCCGCTGCGGCGGCGGGCGGGTGGTCGAGTGGCGGGCAAGTCGGCGTCGCCGTCGGTGCGGGCTGGGATACGCCCCGGGCCACCGGCGCCCCGCGCTTCCCGTGAAACATCTGTTTCGGCCGCCTTCATGAGCCGGGCCTCGCGGGCATCCCAGTCCGCCTTCGTAGCCTTCTGCAGGCGCAGCTCCGGGTGATGCGTGGCAGCGTAGGCGTAGACCCAGGTGTCCAGCGGCTCGTTGCGTGGCCCGCCCCGGCGTTTCTCGAACCGGTTCTTGGTCGGGTTGTAGGTCTCGCTGACCAGGCCGCCGAAGTACTCCGGCGGCAGTTCGTCGCTGAACCGGACCATCCGGGCGTCGGGCGGCTTGTCGGCGTCGGCTGAGATCCAGCTGTAGAGCCGGTGCTTGATGGCGACCGTACCGACGTGGTGGATCGTCACGCCGCGCTTGTCCAGCTGCCCGCGCCAGTTGATGTCCTGCAGCTTGCCCTTGCTCAGGACGGGCGCGTTGTTCGGCACGGCGCCGAATCCGACCATGTGCCGGCGCAGCAGCTTTTTTCGGGAGAAGGCCTTCACCGCCTCGGTGCGGTGGCCCGCGGCATCCTGCAGCGAGGCCTCGACGCGAAGCAAGCCGCCCAGAGCGGACTGGATCGGCTGGTTCAGCAGCTGGGTCAACGCGTTCCAGACTTCGTCATCGTTCGGGTCGCCGGGTAGCTCCACGTAGTCCAGCGGGAAGCAGCGCATGCCGCGGCCCCACCCGACCAGCTGCACCGGCAGGCGGTTGTCCTGGGTGTCGATGCCGGCGGTGACGGCGAGGATCCACGGCGGCGCGATGCGCAGCGGCAGCGGCTCGACGCGGTCGCGGATCACGTTGTGCTTCACCGCCCGCATCGCCGGGTCCTCGAACGTCTCGGCCAGGCGATCGTTGATGAAGGTCTTGAGCTTGGCCACGTCGCCCTGGGCGTCGAGCCATTCCCGCGCCAGCGTGAGCCACCGCGGCCCCAGACCGAACTGGTAGTACAGCGCGTTGAGGTGGTAGCCCCGGGTGGTGACCCCAGGGTTCTCCGCCACCCAGCGGCCGAAGCGGATCATCTGCGTCTTGTGATGCTCTTCGATGCAGGCGCCGCAGTCGCTGCAGGCGTACCAGCATTCGGTCACGGCGTCGTTCCAGTGCAGGCCGCTCCAGACCAGCGGCTGCATATGAGCGCAGTGCGGACACGGCACGTAGTACTTGCGCTGGTCGGACTTCTCGTACAGCTCTTCGATCCGGCTCACGCCCTTGATCGAGGGCGTGCTGATGTAGAGCCGCTTGTACGTCGAGGGGAAGGCCGAGGTGCGGCCATCGAGCATCTTGATCGGGTCGTCGCCACCCTTGAGGTTGGCAGCGAACTCGTCGAGCTCGTCGACGATCATGATCTTGACGGTGGTGGACTTGAGCCGCTGCGGGCTACCGCCGTGCTCGATGTAGAGCTGGCCGCCGGCGAAGTCCTTGAACGATCGCTGGTTGGCAGACTCGCGCGACGCCACGCTGGTGAGCGCCTGGCGCATCGCCGGCGTTTCCTCCAGCGCTGGATTGAGCTTCTGGTTGATCCACTTGTTCATTGACACTTCGCCGGGCAGCGCCACCATCACCGGCCCCGGCGCGTGGTCCATGGTGTAGCCCACGGCGTTGATCGCGATCTCGGTCTTGCCCAGCTGAATCGGAAACATGCACACGATGTCGTGGATCGCGCTGCGCAGGCTCATGCAATCCATGGGCTCGCGCAGCGGCGGGTTGGTCTCAGTCTTCCACTTGCCTGGCTTGGCGCTGCCCTTCTGGCTCAGGTAGCGCTCTTCGTCGGCCCACTCAGACACCGTCAACGGCCGGCGCGGCGCGATCGCCCGCGCCGCGGCCTGGTGGATGCGTGCCGCGACCGTCATGCCGCCGCCTCGGCGCGGGCCAGCGCCGTCAGCTGCCGGGCGCACTCGCCCAGGGCCGCTTCGACTTCGTCGGAGAGCAGCGTGCGGATCTGGCCTTCATCGGCGAGCGGCGCCAGCTGCGGCGCCAGGTCATACGGCAGCGTCTCGAGCCGGCCGCGCAGGGCGCTCACCGCCGCCGCCACCGCCGCCGCCACCTGGTCGGCGTTGAGCAGCTGCTTCATGGACACCAGGTAGTCGCGCTCGGCCGCCTTGGCATCCCACTCGGCCTTGTCGGCCAGGGCGCGGCTGCGGCGGCTGGCGTGGCCGTCCTGGGCGGCCAGCGGCGCGTCCAGGCCCTCGCCGTCGTCGCCCCCCTCCCCTTCCCCCGGCTCCGGCGCGATGTCGCGCTGGGCAGCGTGACGTGCCGCGACGCCGGCCTTCGAGGGATCGGCCGTCTCGCGGATCAACGCCAGGGATTCCTTGACCCGCACCCGCTTCCCGTCGTCGGTGAGGACCAGGCGCCCCTGTTCCTTGAGCTGGGTGACGTAGCTGGGCGACCGCTCGCCCAGGATCCGAGCGAAGGCCTTGAAGGTCGCCGTGCCAGTTTCGGGCGCCGTCATTGAGTCAGGCCTCCTCTTCCCTTTTTTCGTAGCGACGGGGAGTGAGAAGTGGCGCGCCCGCGCGAGCAGGCCTGTGCGGGGTGCATCGTGCCCCGCACAGACCCCCACACGCAGGACACCCGCGCCCCGCCTGCGTTGTGCGGGGCGTGCGGGGTGTGCGGGGGTAGGTACGTGCGCGTGATTCCCGTTTCAATGTGACGGGGAATGACGCGCTTCATGTGTACGCGCACGTTAGGACGGACCCCGCACACCCCGCACAAGCCTTCCCTGTCGCGGGTTTCAGCCCCGCACGGGACCCGGCACAGCCTCCGCACGTCCCGCACAGCGACGGGCATCACTTGTCCTCCTTGAAGGCTTCGAGCATTTCGCGGAAGTCGGCATGGCACCCGCCTAGCCAGAACAGCTCCGACTTGCCCTCCGGCGGCGCCTGCTGCCCGAGGAGCAGGAAACTGTGGGGGCCCAGCACCTTGCTGCCGGGCTGGTAGCGTTTGCGCGCCTGGGCCACGTCGCGCTGCCGGGTCAGGGCCACGACGAACTTCGACTGCGGGGCCGGCCGATAGCCATGGCGGCCGCACCAGATCACATAGGCCCGGTACCAGTCCGAAGAGAGGCCAGGCGTTGCCTCGAGGCCAGGGATGTCGCCGGTTACCAGGTCGTCGTGGAATCGGATCGGGCTGTCCAGACCCAGCGCGATCAGCAGGCTCTTCGCGTCGGTGATGGGCGGGAGCGTGCCCGGCCCGAAGTCACCCAGGTCCAGGTGCAGGAGGTAGTCGTGCAGCGCCGCAGCGCCGCCGGCGCGGATCTCCTCGAGCACCGCGTGATAGAACTCGGCCGACTTCTTCTCCGGGGTCCAGATCACGCAGTGCCGCCGATCGTCTTCCTCGAGCACCACAGGCATCGCCTCGTTGCTCAGGAACACCAGGTTGACGTGGTTGCGCTCCCAGTGGGCCGGCAGGTTCTTCGGGTTGATGCGGATCCGATCGCCGGTGATCAGCGACTTGAGCTTGTTCTTGATGTGGTAGACGTCCGACCTGGCCACCACTTCGTCGGCGATCATGAAGAGCTTGCGGCTGGCCCAGTCGTTGAACTTGTCTTCGACGGCGGACTGGTCGAGCACGTCGCCGTACTGGCCATAGATCGCCATCACGGTTTCGAACAGCAGGTTCTTGCCGGTGCCTTGGGGACCGTGCACGACCAGCGTCGACTTCATCTTCGCGCCCGGGTGCTGGATCGGATAGGCGATCCAGTTGAGCACCCAGCGGTACAAGGCCTCAGGGTTGCGATCGAGGCTGCACATGATGCGCAGTAGCTCGAGCAGCCGGTCACAGCAGCCCGCCTTCGGCTCAGTGGGCCAGCCCCCGTAGAGGTTGCAGGTGATCTCGCCGTCACGCCCGGTGGGGTCGAAGCCCACTTCGCGTATGCGCATGATCTGTCGCGCCGGCGATTCCTGCCAGGCTCGGTGGATGTACTTGTTCACGCACGCATCGCGCATGTCGCTGACCGACATCAGCACGTGCTCTTCGCGATCGAACACCGCGCTGCTGTGCGCGTACACCAGCGGGAAGCGGGCGATCAGCTGCTCGACCGTCTGGAACGGCGACAGTCGGCCGTCCCCCGCCCCGCTGGGTGGTGATGTAGGCGCGCTGGAAACCCGGGGGTTCCAGGCCAATGCCGTGAGGCGGGCTTCGACCTGGACGCGCACCACGTGCAGGCCTTCGCCCAGGTGCAGGTCGTTGAAGTCGGTCGCCTTGCCCTTGCCGTCGATCCACGCCTGCGATCGCGCCGCCGGATCCGCGAACAAGGGCACGACCCAGGCGCCGTTGACCGCAAGGGCCGCGGCGCTGGCGCCGGCGACGCCGGCGTTCTCGTACCGGTGCGGGTGCCCGCACGTCGGGCAGTCTTTCGGGTGCAGCGAGAGCGAGATCCGGGCGCGGCACGGATCGCCACCTTGTTCACGGTGGTGGCATTTGCCCAGCGTGTCGTCGTCGGCGCAGATCAGGATGCGGGCGTGTTTGTACCGCCAGCGCAATGCCTCGCTCACCGCCATCAGGTTGCCGGCATCGAACGCGACGGCCACCGGATAGCCGGTGGCCATGTGCAGCGAGGCGGCGGTGGCGTAGCCCTCCGCGACCAGGATCAACCAGGTGGGCGTCGGCCCGATCAGGTGGAAGTGGCCCTTCTTGGCCAGGCCCGCAGGCCAGAATTCCTTGGCGGGTCGACGCGCCTTCTCGGCAGCCGCCGGCGTGCGCAGGAACTGCAGGCCGTGGATCCGGCCGGCGGTGTCCAGCATCGGCAGCACCGCGGATCCGTTCTTGGTGAACTTCAGGCCGTAGGCGCCGACGCTCTTGCGCGCCAGGTAGTCGGATTCGCCCTCGGGCAGCAGCTTTGTCCAGGCCGCGCTGGCGCGGGCGGCCGCGCGGCGATGCGCGGTGGCGCGGACCTCTTCAGCGCGCTTGCGGTCTTCGGCCAAGCTGCGCTTGAGCGCGGCGCGCTGGTCGACCGAGAGCTCGACCTTGCGCAGCTCGATCTTGGTGGCCTGGTGGTCGTTGCCGCGCCAGATGCCGTAGCTGCCGACGATGAGCACGTCGCCGCTCGGCAGCTGCAGCTCGTGCAGCGAGTACCAACCGCGCTTCTCGCGATCGCCCTCGACGCGGCAGCGCTTCATGCCGCCGATCTCGAGCGAGGTGACGATCAGCCCGGCGGCGTGCAGCTGGTCAAGGACGTCCTGGTAGTTGGCTGCCATGGAGTTCAGTAACTCCCCAGCCCACTATCTACCGGCCTATTGCGGTTCCTCTTACCCGCATGGGGGACCCCCGGGGAGGACCCAAGCCCGGAACCTGAACGACCCGCCGCGCGGGCCTCAGGCGTCGCGAAATTGATCGACCGCGCGTCGGATCCACTCCCAACCAGGGGAGCTGGGGTCGGCGAGGCGCTCATCGAAGCAGGCAAGACGTGGATCATCGACCGGGCGGCCTCTTCGGCGCGGTGTCGGGGACTCCCGCGGCGCGGTACCAGCGCGCCACGTGTTCGAGGGCGTGGCCACTCAAGACGGGGAATCCTTCGCTGTCGGTGGTGGGAGCGGCAGGCTCTTCTGCTTCGTCGCAGCAGCGTCCAGGCGACACTGCTCGCGCATTGCCAGCAACTGCTCCGGACTCAACGGCTCGGCCGATGGGCGCGGCTGATGCAGCTGCTGCAGCAGCGCCGTCACGTGCGCCAGCGAGCGGCGCCGTCGGAGGTCGCGCGAGCCGTGGCTGGCGCGAACCCTGCCCACTCAACGGCGCCTCCGCTGCGCCTGCTCCAGCTCTTCCTGATGCCGCAGGCACAGACGTGCGCCCAGGCTCTGGCGAAGAGAACTGATGGCGGCGCCGCAGGTGTCGCAGTCGGGCACGCCTTCGCGACGCTGGGTCGCAGCGGCCACGGCGATGTCGCGATCCACTTGCTCGCGCTGCTGTACGTGATCCATGAAGTCAGGCATGTGCCCTGCCCTCCCCATCCGGCGGCCCCGCGACGGGCGCGGTGCCTTCCTTGCGTTGCGCCTGGCCGGGAAGCGAGCCCCCGCCCTGCCCCGGCGCGATCGCCCGGGACCGCCGGGCCTCGGTGACATTCGGCTGCGCGAGGCAGTGCTCTACGTACTCACGCTCGCCGCGGTCGTAGGCCTCAGTCACAGCGCTTCCCCGACAGCTTCCGGAGCTTCTTGAGCAGCAGCACCATCGCCGCCTGCACACCCGCCGCCGAATCCAGCAGCAGCAGGTACTCGTTGCGCGTGACCACCTGGTCATCCAGCGCAGCCTGCAGCTGCTGGGCAAACTCACCTTTGGCCGCGTTCGTCTTGAGCAGCTGTCCAATGACATCGTCACCGGCGCCTTCGACGTCCAGCAGATGCAGCCCATAGCCGTGGTTGCCGGCCAGGTCCTGGAGGATGCGATGGTCGCCCGTCACTCCCATGATCTGGTCGGCTTCGGCCAGCGTGAGGTGATGCGACGTGCTGTTCGGGTTGACCTTGTTGCGCAGCACGGCGGGCGACATGCCGATGCGCGGCCCGAGAGATTCGCTGCCGCCTGGATAGGCGTGCACGGTGCGGTGCGCGGAATCAACGACGTTCATGCAGAGGCTCCGCGTACGTGGTGGGCGCCGCCGACCTGCGAGAGGCTGGGGTCATGAAGCCGAATCTCCGAGCGGTAGCGCTGCGCACTTGGCACCGGGACTCCGGGCAGGGCCACGTGGTGGCCGTGCTATTCGAAATAAGGGTGCCGGCCATGTCACGCGGCCTCGCTGTCGGGCTGGCCAAACACGTCGGGGCGAAGGTCTTGGCGGGTGACTGCCCCGCCCGTCGCGTCAGCGATGGCGCCAGCCAAGATCGCGCTGGGCTTCTTGTGGCCGCCGGCGATCATGTAGAGCGTGCTGGCGCTGCAGCCCGCAAGCCCAGCGATCAGGGCGATCACGGGGCACGAGGCCTTTGCAGTTCCACCCTGGGCAAGGATGTGTTCGGTCAGGTTCATGGCGCCAAGCATTACCGTTTCGGTTATGCCTTGTCAACACCGTTTTGGGAATTTACCGACGCGGTAACTCCCCGGAGCATGTAGGGCATGGATGCCAAGACCAGCCGAACCGCCCATATCCGGCTACTTGTCGAGGAAAGTGGCGGTCCGGCCGAATTTGCGCGGCGCTACGGCGGCCAGAACTGGGCACAAGCCCAGGTCAGCCAGTGGATATCCCCAACGAATCCAAAAGGGATCGGCCACAAGCTCGCCAGGGAGATCGAGCAGCGGCTCGGCTTGTCGCCCGGCTCAATGGATCGGCCGCCAGCGGTGGAGTCTCAATCCTTGGGACTCGATATCGACAGGATGCGAACCGCAGCCAAGTTCCTCGAGGACCTATTCGCCGCCCGCGGCAAGGTCTTCATCGCCAGCGACCAAATATCGCTGCTCCAGGAGGTTTACGTCGAGCTCGTCTCCGTGACTTCCCCCAACCTGGTTGCCCTGACTACGAAGTATGGCAAGCGATTGGAGGGGGCGGAAAATGGTGGACAAGACGAAGCTGGAAGCGCTCGCGCGGCTGGTCGCAGCCGAAATCGACGGGGCACCCGAAAGACCTAAGCTGCGATTGGTCAGCCGACAGGATCTCGGCGAACTAGTCCCTCAGGGGATCGATCCAATTACGCGTGCCAGCATGGTCTCGCGCATTCGTGATCTTTCCCGAATGTATTGGCTGCAGTGGCTTGTACGGCAAGAAGCACCAGACGTTGGTCTGATGATCGAGGCCCTTGAGGATGATCGCCTCATCGACCTCCTGGCAAAAATGGAGCGCGCGCGCGAATGCCGTGTTGATGGAATTGGCTTTGACGACGCCGGGCTTGTCCGGCCACAGGGGTGCCTATGAACAGGATTTTGGTGGTGACGGTCTTCTTACTTGCCGGGTGCAGCCAGCAAGAGATGCCCCAAGCAGAAGTTGATGCCCCTACCCCTGCCCTATCGGCTGCTGTGATACCGCCTGAGCCCGCTGTGGATCCCGCCGCCCTCAGGAAGACCCAGTTGGAACTCTGCAAGGGATTCAGCGAGCTGGCCGGCGCAATTATGAAGGGGCGTCAAGAAGGGGTGTCCATGGCTAAGGCGATGGAAATTTCCGAGAGCGAAACCACCCAGCAGATCATCGTTTTGGCGTATGAACGCCCTCGAATGCAGACCGAGGAGAACAAGGCGCGCTACGTGGACGATTTCGGAAACGACGTCTACCTGCAGTGCGTGAAGGAATTCCGCGCACTGGAGTAGGCCAGGGGGTCACCGCACGTAAATTACCGTTTTGGTATTGACAGGCTATAACCGAAACGGTAACGTTCATCCGCCGCCCACTCCCCGGGCGGCGGGCTACCCCGGCGCCTTCCACCCCTGAGGCGCCGGGGCCGCCCTCCACCACGGAGGCGCGATGACCACTCTGACCCTGGACCACCTGTCCGAACCGCAGCGCCAGGCGCTGCGCGGCCCTGAGCCGGCCACCAACCCCTTTGCCCAACTGAGCCAGCGCTTCGGCATCCAGGCGGCGCTGGCGCGCTCCCTCGGCCGGCCAGTGACCGCCCGCACCCTGCAGGGCTACGCCGACCTGGCCGCGGACCTGGCCAAGCCCGACGAGCTCGAGCGCTGGGACGTCGCCAACCCCGACGCGATCGTCCCGGCCGCCCTGCTCTCCCCCGACGGCCGCTACAGCTGCGATGGCTGCGAAGGCCTGGTCGATCGCGCTGCCCTGTTGAGCCGCCCGCACGGATTCTTCTGCAGCGAGTGCGCGCAGGAGCAGGCGCCGTGATCGCGCTCCAGATCTTCACCTTGGCAGTGGCCGTTGTCGCTCTGGCGCTCAACGCGATCACCACCTACGGACTCTGGCGCGACAGTCGGCGAGCTGACTTACGCCTGCTCCACCTATCCGACCTTGAAGCTCCGCTTCACAGTGATGCCGCAAGCGGTGGTGGCGCTGCACCACCGAGCTCCCCTGCGGAGGATTTCCACTCTGGCGGCTGGTTCGGCCGCAACCGAGACACAGGTCCTGGGCTCCATTCTCAGGGGCAATGTCACCTGGCGAAAGTAGTCGGACGCAATGACCATGCGCTGGCCGGAGAAGCGCCCCACCCTTATGGCGACCTCAGTGATCGTGACCGGGATATAGCCAAGGTTCGTGACCTCAATCCCAACAGTCGACTCGCCGTTGGGAAAAGTCATCAGGGAAACGAGACGAACGCGGATGCGCACAGCGTCGCGACGAACCGACCACCATGCGTTGAAGATGCCGAGCGTCGCGCCGATCAGAGCGATGCTCAAGGTAACCCATTCGATCCAGCTCATCGGACTTTGCCTCCTGGTGCAGTGGTCGCTTGTAGGGATGGACAGACAGTAACTGACGCCATTCGTGAGATGAGCGCTCGTTCATTCAACGAGGCAGGTTCGGAGACCCGGCCATGATCCAGCGACAGATCAGACTCCCGCGCCCCGTGCGCGACTGCAGCTGCGGCAAGCAGCCCCGCTTGATCGAGACCCGCGGCAATCCGGGCGGCTGCCTTCTGCTCGCCTACCGCCGAGCCTGCCCGCCGCAGCTGCACTTCCACCTCGAGTGCGCCGCCTGCGGCCTCACCACGGACCGCATGAAGCGCCCGGTCGGCGCCGAGCGCGCCTGGAACGCCGAGCAGCTGCACTCCCTTGTTCCCCAACGCGCCGCTGCGGCCTAGGAGCCACGCCATGTACGCATCCGCCTTCACCCATTCGCTGCCCAACCACCTGACCGGCGTGCGCGCTACGAAGCGCACCGACGCGCACGAGGTCGAGGCCGCCGTCCGGCGCCACTGCCGCGACCTGCGCGCCACCACGTCCACCACCGTCGCCGCAGTGAACCTGGCGCTTCGCCAGGCCGGCGACACCCTCAGCGCGATCCGCGCCGGCAACCGCCGTGCCGAGCAGCTCCACGCCCGCGATCGTTTCCTCACCCCACCCATCAAGGCCTGACGCCATGTCCAAAGACACCTCGCTCGATGGTCCCGACTTCCTGGACCAGTACGCCGACCGCCTCGAGGCCAACAGCCTGACGATCGAAGCCGACCAGATCCGCACCATCCGCAGGCAATGGCTGCAGGAACGCGTCGATCAGCAGGCGCTGGCCGACCAGGCCACCTACATGGACCACCAGCTCAACAACGCCCGCAAGGCGCTGGGCCAGCCGGCTACCAAGGAGGGGCAGCCATGTCACTGATCGCCGAGATCCGCGAACAGATGGGCCGCGAGAGCGGCCCCGTGCATCCGAAGCACCTGGCCGAAGTGCTCGACCAGGACATTGCCACGGTGCGAAACACGATGAACCAGGCCAGCACGAAGGGCCACGGCATCGAGCGTCTCGACGATGGCACGTTCTCGCTGATCCCCGGGTGGAAGCCGGCGCGTGGCCCGAACGCTGCGGCCGAGCCGGTCGCAAAGCCCGTCAAGGCGACTAGGGCGGTGAAGGCGCCGAAGAAGGCCGCGAAAAAGAAGGCCGCGAAGGCAGCGCCCGACAAGCCGAAGCGCAAGTACGTGCGCAGGGCACAAGCCCCGGCTGCGACGTTCGGGCCGTCGGGGGAGATTGCGCGCCCGAAGGTCACGTCGATCATTGGCGACAACGTCCCCTTCAGCCGCACCAGCCTTGCGCTGCTGGTCGAAGGAGTACTCGCCGGCAATGCGGAGATCGACCTCTCGCTGCGCAAGGCGCTGCGCGAAGCCGCCTCCCATGCCCTGCCCTTCTGAGGCTGCCATGTCCGAGTTCACCGCCCTGTTTCCCACGCAGCAAGCCGCCCTGCTCGACGCGGTGCAGCGTCCGCTTCGCCGCTGCCGTGGCGGCTACGCCGCGGACCCGGCCGCCCGGATCCACACGGTTCGCTGCATCAACGCACTTAGCCGCGCCGGGCTGGTGCAGGTCAGCGACGACGTCCGCGCGGTGACGCCCACCGAAGAGGGATACCGCGTCGCCGGCGGTGCACCACTGGAGCACGCCGCATGA